GTGTGGGTGGTTTGAATAATCTTGAGCCGTGGATCACGGCCCATCATCCATGCAGGAAATAAAAAAGATGCAAATTCTGATTTGGTATGTCTGGGTGGCATATTAACAATTAATCGTTTTATACGGCCCTCGGCCAATGCTTGAAACTTTTCTGCGATTTTTATGTGATGGGGACCCTCTACAAACTCTGGCCAAACTTGTTTCACAAATTTTAAAAAATTTTGTTGAGCTAGGTTCTTTAATTGAAATGTTTTCTGTCTTAATAATAATTTTTTCTTCAGAGTTTCTAACTCTGCAGGATTCATATTATCATAATTAACAATGCGCTTGAACTGTTCTACTTCTGCCATCAAAACTTTATACCATATAGTTCGTATGTACAAAAGTTTATATATATAACAACTCTATTGTACTACGTTCTTATTTAGGGGTTGCCCCCTTTTCGAAAAGGCAAAAGGGCAAATCGCATGAATTGGGACCCCTCATCATGAACCGAACCAGGAAAACCCCAATGCACCCCACCAGGAAGTTATCCACAGGTTATCCACAGCCATGAAAATAATACGTGAATTCACGTAAAATAATTAATTATTATCTTGATATGGGAAAATATATAACTATATATAATATTATGTTAAACATTAAAGGAAAGCGAGTTAATATGTTTGATAAGAATGTAATGAAAAAAGCAATTCAAAATAGTTTTTTTTCTGTTGAGTTTGTGAAAGCAAATAAAGAAAAAAGGAAAATGACTTGTAAATTACCTACTAATGAAAAGTTTTTTAGTGGTGGTGAGTTGCTTGGAAATCGTGAGCATTTACTAGAGGTAATCGATGTAAATGTTTTAAAAAAGAATAAAGACAATCCGAGAAAAGCTTGGAGGTCTATTAACCTAACGACTTTAACAAGTCTTAAAATAGGGGGTGTTGAATGGGTAAAATGAAAAACCTAGCTCTTGAATTAAAAGAGCAAGTAGAGAACGAATGGGAAGTAGAGCAACGTGCTCTACTTCTTAGCCAAGGTCATACAGCTGAGGAAGTTGAAGAGATCATTCAAGAAATGATCAACGAATATAATTATGAAATGGCTATGGATCATGGAGATTGGAGCGAAAATGCAAGAGATAACTAAAAACGTTAATATGTATAAGTCTATAAAAAAGAATGGCTATACTGATTTTCCAATAATCAATGCAAGAGTTTTATACTACTATGATCATTGGACTAATCAAGAGTATGCCATAACAATAAACTTAAATAATAAAAACAATGTTATTGATGTAGAGAGGTTTAATGATGAGAATTAAACTAGAAAAAGATAAGCCCCCATTTAAGGGGGCTATCCAAATTTATACTGAAGGAGCTGTTGTTAACAATCGTTTTGGTGGTGATAGCATAGAACTAAATGCACTTGAGCTTTCAATTTATGATACGATCATGGGTTGTGAACTTGGTGGCAACATTGAAGAGATGCGAAGGGGAATAGATTGGTTTATTAAATTTAATCCTAAAGCATACATGGTACTATTAGACTAATGCTTAGAGTAGCATTTGTTTTTATTCTTGGGTCACTTGTATTAATACAAGTGGCTCATCTATTTTAAAGGAGTGAATATGGCCCAACTAAAAATAAGATGGTGGAACTTCAAAGTTATTTTTGAAGATCACAAAGGTGTTGAGTTTTCAAGGATACTAACTTATGCAACAGATGATCCTTTTGAAGTTAGAAAAATTCTTGAAAATGAAACAGACACAATAAAAATAAAAGGTGTTTTATGTATAGGAGAAAAGTTTGAAACTTGATTAAGGATCAAAGACTTGGGGCACTACCAGGTGCCCCAATTAAATTAAAAAAAAAATAAAAAAAGTGTTGACTATAAGATTTAATAAGATTATATGTAAATTAGCTTTAAACAATAGGTCGATCAACTTATTGTTCTCTTGGCTGAACAACAATCGCAAAGTTGTAAGGCATGGGTTTTAGAAGGTATGTCCAAATGGATGAGGATCTAAAATTTAGTACTGAAGTAACGTAATTATGTAGAACATGATTTGCCGTGAAAAGGTTGGAGGTGCGGTCATGCAAACCCTCCAGAGATGAAGCTGAAAAAGGAGGGACTATGAATTATGATTAAAGACCACCCAAAAGTATACATATGTGAACAAACCAGGAAGATAAACAACCGTTCACAAGGGAGGTCCTATGACAATCATAGTGATTATTTTAGAACCATACTAGCCTTCGGGCTAGATGGTACTAGGAGCCAGGCTTTTGCCTGGCTTCGCAATTTAAGGAGAGTGCAAATGGAAAATAGATTATTAAATATGATCCAGGTATTAGAGCTGCAACTTGTTAAAACTGACCTGGCTGATGCCTGGTTAAGAAGGATTTGGCAAGATAAGATTAATGCTTTAATGCTCAAGGTCACAAGGTTACCGAGATAACCCAATTAAAAAAGGGGGCTTATGCCCCCTCTTCATTAATATTATTTACGTTAATTTCTAGTGTATGAACATCAAACTCATCTTCAGTTTCTATGTAATCTTCTCCTTGCTCTAGTCTTCTTATTTCATTATGTTTTTTTAACCACTCTTTAAAAGGTAATGTAGTTAGTGTTTCAAAATATGGCTCTGGGTTTAAATCATCATATCTAGCATTATAAATAATTGCACTCACTGTTATTGTTTTACTCATATTTTTCCGATCTTATAAATTTCTCATCAATATATAAACTAAATCTTTCAGAAAATTTATGAGGTAACGAAGCACTATATCTATAAGAATTTTTTGCTCCATTTACTTTTCTTGTGCCTCTTCCTAACTTTCTTATTTTATATCTTTTACGATTTAAAAATTTACGAGCGAGGCGGATAAACTCCGCCCCCTCCTCATTGTTAGGAATATCTGAAAAGTAATGAATAGGTATAGGCTTATTCATGCGATCTTAATTTTTCTAATAGTCTACTAACAGCCTTCCCACTCTTACCACCTACATTCCATTCGTAAATGTCATTGAGTTCTAGACCTTCATCACCTAAATAGTTTTTACCATTCTTCCAATTATAAAGAGTGGCAATAGTACCATCAGCAAATTCAAAAGCCCATTCAACATCAGTTTTATAATTGTCACATAAATCTGAATTAGGTGAACCGAATGCATTTAGTAATTGTTCATAGCTAGCTTTGATATAACCTTGTAAGCTAGTGCCATGTATATTTTCAGTTGCTTCCATTTTATTTTCCCTTTTTATTAATTAATAATTGACTATGGGCTATATCCCATGATAAGTCAAATATATAATTAAACATAAGGAGTGATTATGCCTAATTGGACTAGTAATAATGTTTTATTTGTTGGTAAAGAAAACCAACTTAAAAAACTACAGACTATGTTGAAGTCAGCTGATAATGAGTTTGATTTCAATAATGTGATTCCAATGCCGAATGAATTGTCTGATACAGTAAGTGGATCAGACAATGCAAAACCAGAGTGGCAAAAAGAACAATCAAAAAAATTAAAAGCAAAGTATGGTGCTGATAATTGGTATGATTGGAGTATTAATAATTGGGGCACAAAGTGGAACGCATGTGATACTGAAGTCGAGCAACGTGATGGAACTTTAATCTATCGTTTTGATACGGCTTGGGACGCACCGAGATATATTGCTGAAGCATTATTAAGAATGCAAAAAACAATTCTTCAAGATATAAATATATCTTGGGAATGCATTCATGAAGACGGCAATGAAGAAGAAACTTTAATAGATATAGAGGCTGAGTATGACATCAAAGCCATATAAAGAATGGACTAGGAGGGCGAAAGCCTTCCTAGTTGGTAAAAAAATAGTTGATGTTTATTATCATACTGAAAAAGAAAACGAGGAAATATTCTATAATGATTATGGAAGCAATGTGAGAATTGTTTTTGATGATGGTCATTGGATCACAGCCTCAAGAGATGATGAAGGGAACGGTAGTGGAGTTATCTTTACTACTGATAATAAGCACGGAGTTTCCATCATTCCAACAATAAGTTACCCCTCTAAATAGAGGGGCACTCCCGAAGCTACCTGGCTTACATTCCCAGGTAGCTGACAGCTCACCCAATTAAAATTTAGGTGAGTAGAAGGCAATAGAGAAATAGTTTGCAACGAATGGCTGATAAGTCGCTTCCCCTACCCCTTCTGCTCACCTAAGTTTAAATGTATTAATGCTCAAGGTCTCAAGGACCAGGGCACAAGCAGCTTCCAAGCAGCTCAGCCGCCTCAAGGCTCAAGAATTTTTTTTAATTTAATGCTTGCATTGTTATGGGAATTATCTTATATAATAGATAGGGTCAAATAACGTTAGCCACATTAAATTGTGGGGTTGGTAATTCTAGGATATATCCAGTTCAACACCGAGTTTTGGCCCTAACATAGGGGGCCAGTCAGCACAGCTCACGCCCCCTAACATAGGAGTGAATATGAATATAAAAGAAGCGAAGGCAATTGTAGGAGGATTGAGTAATCCAAGCAAGATGCCTGGTTATGGCTACGGCTTAAGCGCATTCGATTGTGCGGTAGGCTCGAAGCTTAGATTAATTAAAAATAGTACTTGTTCGATGTGTTATGCATTGAAGGGACGTTATACTTTTAAAGGGGTCAAGAATGCTCACGCCAACAGACTTGAAGCGATCACTAAATCAAATTGGGTTGAGGCCATGGTACTATTAATTAATAATTACGGTAAGAAAATACCTTATTTTAGGTGGCATGATTCCGGGGACTTACAGTCACTGGACCACCTTAAAAAGATTGTAGCTGTTGCAATGGCAACGCCAAAAGTTAAACATTGGCTGCCAACACGTGAAGCTGGATTCTTGAAAACCTTCTATAAAGAGGGCGGTTCACTCCCGGGAAACCTGGCGATCCGTGTTTCAGCTACGATGATAGACGGTAAACCCCATAGCAATGTGGGGTTGACGTCTACTGTAAGCAAGAATGAAAAGCCAATAGGATATAGTTGTCCTGCTGGTAAACAAGATAATGAATGCAAGAGCTGCCGGGCTTGTTGGAATATCAATATACAAAACGTTAGCTACGTTGCACACTAGGAGGAGAAATGAAAACTATTAAAATATATATTGAAGGGGGTTGTCTGTTAGATGTAACAGACTTGCCTCCTGGTTATGATTATGAATTGATTGATTACGATAATGAGGAGGCTGCTTAACAGCAGCTTCTTCCACGTGAAAAAAAAATGTAGTAAGGCTCAAGGCACATGGTTCAGGAACCAGGTCTCAAGGTCACAAGGCTCA